AAAATGTAATCTTGTAAAGTATCCTCATCACTAGTAAGAATAAGACGAACCGCCTCCTTTAAACTATCTCTAATAGGAGCAGGTGTCGAGGACCTTACAATCTCCAACCCCATAACCTTTAGCTTGGGTTCTTTAAGTCTCAGGCCTTCGTCATCTAGAACATTAAGTGCATAACGTTTCTTAGCAACAAATATGCCTTTGTCTGCTATAACCTCACGCTTAAAGTCTATCTTGTGTTCAAAGGCGTTAGTATAGTTGCCTAACTTTCTCATAGCATTAGCTATCGCAGGTTCTATCTTATCAGTACCTATCTGATCCAACAAGCCAACTACTTTTTCTGTAGATTTATCCGGAAAGAAATTATCAACAAGAGTCTTACATGTAATATAACAAGAGTCAGTATCACTATAAAAGGAATACATTTCTTTCTCAGTACCACAAACCTTGTTCATGTATTCATCAAGAGCTTTAGCTGTGTCTCTGATAATCAACTGTCCTGACATTGTAATACCCTCTGCAATCCTATCATCATAGAATCTAAAGTACTGGTTAGCCATGGCGCCATATAAACTGTTTAACTGAATCTTACGAGCCATCTGGAAGTTGTTGTATTTAGCTATCTCATTCTGATAAACTTTAGCGCCTGTTTCCTGGAACTTCTTCTGTGCCTCCTGCATCAACCTTTTATATTTCAAACGATCATTAAAGAAGGTTTGTACTAGCTCAGGCATAAAACCTTTCTTGTCTCGGGTGTAACAGGAACCGTTGCCTGCCATTGCCAAGTTCTTTTCCTTAAGTTTGTCTAACTTATACCTGTCCAACTGATCGTCCACTGTAACATCATAGCTAAACTCATGGGATATAGTCTCAGGACTCATATTGTACTGCATAATAATTGAAGGATATAGACTTGTAGCATCAAAGCTAGCCACCCATTCATAACTCCCAGGCTTAGGCTCCTGTACATAAGCTCCCTCTATCTGGGACTCCTTCCTACCACCACCCTGTCCAATTACAACTTTCTGTTTCCACAAATAATTATATATCAACGAGTCCCACAACCTAACAGGTGAAAATACATCTCCAAAGTTACACTTGGCATCGTATGCCATAGTAAGAGCTAACTGAATAAGTCTCATCTTATCTTCTAACTCATCAACAAGGACTGTATCAATAATATTGTATTCTACAAACCTATTCCAATCACCATCATAAAACTCTTTAAACGTGTCAAAGCCAGACTCTAGTTTTTTGTGTCCTAGTTCTGTTTGTGCAATAAAGTCTAGTTTGTAGGATTCACGGGTAACATAAGTAAACTTCTTATATAAGTCCAGATAATCTAACTGTGCAACACCTGTAATTTCATATGCTGTCATCTCACGATTAGCAAATTTAATAGGACGTCTATTAACTAGTCCAAAAGGAGAATAACGTTTATGTTCGTTCTCACCTAATACACGTTCTGTCCTTGCAATAATATAGGGTAAGTCAAACAAATTAGAGTTCCAACCTGTAATAACATCGGGACAATTATTCTCCCACCAAATAAGGAACTCTTGTATGAGATTCTTTTCGTCCTGGCAATTAATGTAGGTTACATCGAGATGTTTTGTAGCATCGCCTGGGACAAAATCCCCACAACCAAACGTTGTTATTTTCTTCGTGTTGTTATCTTGTAATGTAATAAGTAACAAACGTTCGTCGGGCATATCTACGTTAGGGAATCCACCTTCTGATGATGTCTCAATATCAATCGAATAGATCAACATATCTTTAGCATCCCACTCAATAGTGGCGGGGAACTTCTCCGTAATATATTGGTATGCGTAATAGTTTTGTCCAAATATAGGGAAGTTAGAAACTTCCTTGTATCTGTTAAAAAACTCTGTAGCTTCTTTGTTAGTCTCGAATTTAACAGGTGATACTAACTCACCATATATAGATTTATATTCTGAAGGTTTGTCAGATTTAACAAAAAGGGTAGGCCTAAAATCATGGCGTTCTGTGTAACGTTCACCGTTACGGATTCCTCGAGTTAGGACCTTATCCCCATAATGTCTGGCATATGTGTAAAAATTCATAATAAAAGTCTCATCTCAAATAATATAAAGTAAGTATAAGCTCTTACGAAGCTAAAGTCTACCTAAAGTAGACTTGTTTGGTACTATGCCATTTTAGCAACAGCAGCATCATAGTCTTCTTGACTTACGACACCTTCTGCCAACAACCTTGCTCTATTTACTTCATGTGCTGCTTGAGTCTCTTCTTTTGAACCACCAAAGTAAGGAACACAATGTCCTTCTTCTGTAAGAATCTCAGTTACTTTTTTCATTTCGCCGTTGTACTCTACTTTAAAGTCTCCTAAGATCCTTCCAAACTTGCCTTTCATATCTTCGCCATGTTTGTCTTCAGTAGTAATAAGTCTGCCACCATTCTTCATTAGCTCTTTTAAACGTGCTTTGGCTGCTTCGCCAAATACGTCTTCTACTCTATCACTTGTGCGTGACTCTGGAGTATCAATACCCATGATGCGAACACGTTCATCGTTTAAACTGACGCCAAAGCCTAAATCAATATCAACGTCAACGGTATCACCATCAACTACTTTAATTACTACTACGTCATATTCGTTATTTTTCATACTCATATTTTTGTCGAGGCCTCGTTTAGAATTTTTTTGTTAATAAATTCGGGTTGGATTATTTTACTGAATTGCTGGTTGTATGACTTAAGCATTTCACTGCCTGGATCGTAAATTGATACGACATGATTTGGGAATACAGGAACTTTATGATCCTTTGCAAACGGTGCGTAAGGAGCGAGCCCTACACCAAAGTCTGTTTCGCTACCTGGCTTAGGCATCATCATAATAATAGCGGGTTTGTTTATAATCAAAAACGCTCTTCCTTCTACTTCAAGTTCCTCGACATCGCCAATGATGTCTTCGCCTGTGGTTAGTTTAACAATTTGTATATTTGGCATAGGGTTCTCCTTATTTAATTATGTAATTTTGATCTCTTGAGGTTTCTTTTCCTCAGGGATCTCTCTTTTTAGTGCAATTAGCAACATGCCATCTGTGAACTCACCGCCAAGTACTTTGACTTCTTCAGCCAATGCAAATGTACGAGTGAAGTTTCTAGCTCCGATGCCTTTGTGATAATACTCTGGTTCATCTTCTTCTCGGTTTTGTACACCTTGAACTACCAGTTTGTTACCTTCAGGAACAAGATGAATATTGAACTCGTCTTTTCTGAAACCAGCTGCTGCTATTTCAATAGAAAAATGATCTTTGTCTTGTTTGATAATATTATAGGGAGGATAATTATGAGCGATATCTGAAACTGTGTTTAGATTTGCTAGTACCTTATCGAACCCTATTGCGAATGGACTAATTCTGTTAAAAATATCGTCCACATGTGATGTGTTGAATTTATGTTCTGCTACCATGTTGTTTCTCCTTTAATAAGCAAGTTAATAAATTATATACCCTTACGGCGTATACAGTTTTATTTATACAACATAACCGCCTTACATATAGTCTTTGGGTGAATTATTTTAATTAAAAGCTTCGTGTCCTTCAAAATACATCTGTATTATTACATATACGGCTGTATTAGCAAAGATAAGAATTCCGTACATTATGTACCCTTGCATAATCATCGTTGAGCTTGAAGATTATTATAACCTTCATCATCTAAATGTGTAATAGCAAGCCAGGCATGAGTCATTTCATCTCCTGTCCTACTACCGCCCATTACCCACATATCTGGATCTGGATTGTTTGGATTGTTTTCTGTGTTGTCGTACCACTGCTTCAATACAATAACTGCTCCAGCCGGTATAAGTGGTGCTACGTCTGGATCGTACAAATGACTGTGGTGCCATGTTGCACTCCAATTACTTACTTGGCTAATCTGTTCTGTTTGTCCTGTCTCAGGATAGAATATTTCCAAACTTGCTGCGTTCATACGCAAGTGTCCGTGTGGTTGAAAACTATCTAGTCTAACTGGATGATCAAAACTGTGGAAGCCTTGTGTCATGTAATAGCCGTTGGGTGGAATAGTAATATCGTCCTGGTCTCCTAGGCGATATAAACTCAAGTCTTGTTTGTATTTCAGTTCTTGGCTTTCCTCTTCGGTGTATAACCAAAGACCAATCTCCACTACGTTGTCTCGAATAACTGATCCTGGTGCCATTGCTCCAAGTCCACCGGGGAACATATGAATGTCCCATGCTACTTCTGCGTTTGCTGGTATAGTACGACATACTCCTTGTGGTACTATTTCT